CCGTGTGCGACACATGGATTACGGTGTGGTATTGTCGGCTTTCTTTTGGCGTAGATTTCGCAATCAAGAAAATATAACCTTTTTTGACCCTAACGAAGTACCGGATCTCTACGAAGCCTTTTATCGTAATACAGAACTATTCGAAGAACTTTACCTCAAATATGAACAGGATCCCGCTAAACGCAAAAAAGTCATCAGCGCCGACGAAGTATTCCGTGGTGGTATACTAAAAGAACGCACCGATACTGGAAGAATTTACCTTGTCAACATTGACAATGTCATGAAGCAGGGACCATTTGACCCAGAATATCATACAATATATCAAAGTAATCTCTGTTTGGAAATCAATTTACCTACCCGACCATTTAAAAGACTAGATGACATTGAGGGCAGAATTGCATTATGTACACTAGGAAGTATAAATTGGGGAGTATTTAGAAATCCTGAGGATCTGAGAAGAGCCTGCAGAATTCTGGTTCGCAGTCTAAATAATATACTGGATTATCAAGATTATCTCAGTGTGCAGAGTAGACTCAGCAATGAAGAAATAAGACCATTGGGCATTGGTGTTACAAATTTGGCCTATTGGCATGCCCGCCGTGGACTGAAATATGGTTCTCCAGAAGCACTGGCCGAAATCAAAAGTTTCATGGAACATCAAGCCTATTATTGTGTAGAAGCCAGCGTAGAACTGGCTCAGGAGCGAGGTGCCTGTCTTGACAGTGCTAAGACCAGATATGGTCAGGGTGTATTTCCTTGGGAACTCAGAGCATCGGCTGTCAATGAACTTTGTGACTTTACTCCAGAACTGGATTGGGAAATTCTGCGTGAAAAATTACGCATCTATGGTATTAGAAATGCCACACTAATGGCAATCGCTCCAGTTGAAAGTTCCAGTGTGGTCATTAACAGTACCAATGGCATAGAATTGCCCATGAGTTTGATTTCTACTAAAGAAAGCAAAGCCGGGTCATTGACGCAGGTTGTGCCCGAATATCAAAAACTTAAAAATCGCTATCAGCTGATGTGGGATCAAACTGACTGTATTGATTACTTGAAAACCGCTGCCGTCTTGGCGGCCTATGTAGATCAAGGTATATCGGTTAATACATTTTACAACCCCGCTAATTATCCAGAACGAAAAGTACCTGTCACTGTAGTAGCTGCAAATCTTATGCAAGCACATCGTTGGGGTATAAAGGGAATCTATTATAGTTTAATTAACAAACAGGGATCTCGAGTCAACAGCCAACAACCAGCAGCAGTGGATTACTCATCTAACAGCTATACTATAACAATAGACATTGTCGAAGACGAAGAAGATTGTTTATCGTGTAAACTGTAATGAACCTGTTTGATAACCTAAGAAAAGACTTAATGGAAAAATATAATGTCAAAACAACAATATAATTTACAAACTAAAACAGATTATCTTTCGAGAAAAATGTTTCTCGATCCTCAAGGTCCAGTGACCATTCAGAGATTTGAGGAAGTCAAATATCGAAAAATATCTGATTTCGAAAATACTGCCAGGGGTTTCTTTTGGCAACCCGAAGAAATATCATTGACCAAAGATGCAGCCGATTTTAAAAATGCCAGTGATACTGTTCGTCATATCTTTACCAGCAACCTATTGCGTCAAACGGCATTAGACAGTTTACAAGGCCGTGGCCCCAGTCAGATCTTTACACCAGTTATCAGTTTGCCCGAGCTAGAAGCACTGGTCTATAATTGGACATTTTTTGAAACCAACATACACAGTCGTAGCTATAGTCATATAATTCGCAATATCTATAATGTGCCTAAGGAAGTATTCAATACTATTCATGACACTAGAGAAATTGTAGACATGGCAAGTAGTGTGGGGAAATATTACGATGATCTACACAGGTTAAATTCCCTAAAAGAAATTTCCGATCCTACAAAAGAAACAGTATTAGAATCAGAGCATATTAAAGCAATTTGGCTAGCACTTAATGCCAGTTATGCACTAGAAGCATTCCGTTTCATGGTCAGTTTTGCAACCAGTTTAGCCATGGTTGAAAACAAAATCTTTATCGGCAATGGCAATATTATCAGCTTAATTTTACAAGACGAGTTATTACACAAAGAATGGACTGCCTGGATAATCAATCAAGTTGTCAAAGAAGATTCGAGATTTCAAGCAGCAAAAATTCAATGCGAAAATGAAGTCTATGGCATGTATATGGATGTAATAAACGAAGAAAAAGCTTGGGCAGACTATTTGTTCCAAAAAGGACCTGTAATCGGCCTTAATTCGTCGGTGCTAAAGGATTTTATTGACTACACCGCAGCGGATTCGTTGAAACAGATCGGTATTAAATATCATTTACCGGCACCAAAAACCACGCCTATTCCCTGGTTCAATAAACATGTTTCAACAGATAAAAAACAAAGTGCACTGCAAGAAACAGAAAGCACTAATTATGTATTAGGCGTTTTGAGTGATCAATTAGATTATAATCGATTACCAGCTTTATAAAACAACAAGGAGAAAACATGACAGACACAATTATGTGGAGTAAGTACAATTGTAGCTATTGTGATCAAGCAAAGAAATTGCTGCAAGCACATGATATTAAATTTGAAGAAAGAAAAATCGGAGATGGTTGGACCAAAGAGGAACTTTTAGAAGCCATACCCACAGCACGGACAGTACCGCAGATTATTGTCAATGGTCAATACATCGGTGGATATACTGAACTCAGAACATTCCTTACTGAAAAAGCGGAGTAAACATGTTATTAAGAAAATCTCTCGAAGGATCTGTTGTTACACTAAAATTGACATCAGGTGAAGAACTAGTAGCAAGACTACAAGAAAAAACTGCCACTGGTTATCGTGTTGTTAAACCCATGGTTTTAACAATGGGTCCTAAGGGCATCGGTCTTATGCCTTACTTGATTACTGCTAATATGGAAGAAGATTTGGAAATTTCCAGTCATGTGGTTGCCGTAGCAGTGGCCACTGACAAAGAACCCTCTGATCAATATATTCAAAGCACCACTGGCATAAAAATGATATAAAATTTTAATCCATAAATACCTGTATGAATCATGTTTTTACAGTTTGGCACAACGGTAAACTAATCACAGTAAATAACTACGAGTTGATTCCTGACAATTTTGATTTTGTTGTGGAATTTAGACCATTTGTACCGCCGCCCCCGCACACTGAAGTCGAACACAACGAAATTGCACTTTGGGAAAAAAAATTCCACCAATTGATTAAAAAGGAAAAATCATGCCGGCATTAGCCAGAGTAGGTGACAAAGGAGTACCGCATTGCAGTCCTTTTACCATTGCCACAGGAAGCCCAGATGTTTTTGTCAATGGAAGACCTGCTGCGTTTTCTGGTTCCATGAGCAGTCCTCATCTTATTCCCTTTAAGAAAAAAAAATGTTTGCCACATGTCAGCAATGTACTGGCCAAACCCAGAGCAGTTTTTATCAATGGACTGCCTGCAGCATGTGTGGGCGACACATTAACAGCCTGTACCGCAATAGCCACTGGCAGTTTGGATGTATTCATTCTAGGCTGATATGTCTCAATTGACCAGTTTACAAATGATTGCCGGGGCAGAACTGGCCAACAATCAAGGCATACAGTTAAATTCCAATTTGTCTAATAACATCAATGCCTATACACAGACCACGGTCATCAGTTCTTTAAAATCTGTCTATGCCAATATCAGTAGTGCCAATTTGTCCAATGTTACCATAGAAAGCCTGGAAGTTGTGGGATCTAATATTTGTCCTGCACTGTCTGATACAACACCGTCGGCGTATGCGGCCAATATAGGTTTGATTTTTGGCAATACAGTATTTGGCAACAGCGAACAGGGATTCAGTGGAATTGTTGCCGATGTGGGAAATTATTTTCTTGGTAATGGTGACAGCAGTTTATTTTCTCAAATATTTTCTGGTGCACAGGGTTATATAATTGGCACCAATGACTATATTCTGGCAAATAAAAACAGCAACACTTGGCTGGGGCCATCATTTACCAACATGAACAATCTAATCACAGGCAGTTTGAGTGAAGTGAACTTGGCATTCAGTGTATTTGGTCAAGACTTGGCCAAATTGGGACTGTTGATAAATCTTGACAACTTAGATAATTTAGGATCACCATTGGCATTGTGTCAACAGTTAAGCAATGTGGCACAAGTTATACCATCTATAAATTTGTATCTGGTTGTGGCAGGACTGGACGTTGACATAATCACACAACCGCCCACTAATGTGCAAGAGCTGTTGCAGCTAGAAAAACTTCTCTATACAGTTTTCAAAGAAATCAAAGGTCAAGATTTAGCTCAGGTATTGGATCTTTTAGATGTGTCCTTGACTGGATTGCAATCAATGGCTGATCTACTAGACCCAGTGAAAATTTTCCCCAATAGTTATCAAACTTTGACTGTAAAAACAGTGGAAGGGCTGCGAGCAATTTACTTGCCCAACAGTAACACCATAAACAGTTTGCTCAAAATAGAACTTCCTACATTTATTGTAGAAAGAGCCGACGAACTATCGGTTGTAATCCCACCTGATCAAGCTTTGGCCTGTCAGGCACTACGAGCCAGTCTTCAACAAATAAAAAATATCAATAATCTAGTTTTGCCTCAATTGGCCACTGCCTATCTCAATTGTGAGACAACAAAAGACCTAACATTGATCAATGAGCTGACACAGCCTGTTCCGCAGTCTGTGGTTGACTTTTATAATTCAGCATTTGAAACTGGGTCAGGAGTCGACGGAACTCTGACCATCGGAGATATGATGGGGGTATCTGCAGGATTCAATTTCAACAACTTGATGAGTAACAGCACCACTGTCATTGATCAATTGACTGCTGACAACTTGCTGGGAAATTTGCTCACGGTATACAGCAGAATGGCCAACACAGTCAATGGTGTATATGGAGATCCAGTGACTGGACCTGTGGTCATTCCGGCAGGTATAGCAGCCGGAACATACACCAGTGCAGATGATGCATTTGGCAACGCCCTGATACCCAATGCACAAAGCATAATAACTGCAGTCACAGTGGCCAGCCCCACTGAAACTGATTTGTTGAACAGTTATTGGACCAGTATGGCAGCAAATCTAGTCAGTCAAAATAATAATTTGATTGCTGCATCAGTTGATATAGCTAATTTGATACCTGATCAACGATCTTCTGTGTTGAGTTTTGTTACAGATTTGCCTTCCTATGGCATAGACACACAACAATTTGGCAATAGAGAATTTATTGAGGCTATTGCAAATTTGAATTCTTTGGGCGGACAAGCTATAATAGGCTGTATGCGTGAAGGTAAAAACATCATCACATTAAATGAAGTGGGTGTTGGTATAAATCTCACAATCCCTAGTACACCTACCACTGTTCCTGTTGAGGCCAATTTAATACCCAGTAACTATACCGAATCGCAAGCTGCAAATTTAGTCATAACTTGACTGGAGGAGATAACAATGGCTTATGTGTTGGTAACCGAAGATGGTAGATTTATGCGGTTTTACCTAGAAGAAGTTGCCCACTTGTATAGAATGATATTCGGTGGACAGGTCATTAGAACAACCGACTTAAACGACTCCAAATCTAAATTGCTTTGGACAGAATAGTTGTAAGATTTACACAAAATCGATCTTGACAACATTGTGCCATTGTGTTACAGTATGATCCTCAACAAGGAATCTCTATGAATAAAAAAGTCAAGCAACTTGCCGAACGAGCCGGTGCCTCGTTTCATTTAGAAGATCCATACTCTAAGTTTGATCCCATGCTATTTGCTGAACTGTTGATCAAAGAATGTGCTCGAGTTGGCGCTTCTAGCGAATCACTGTACTCGGTTCAATATGACATTCATAATTACTTCGGAATCAAATAAACAGATATTCAAGGTAGACTTTTTTTATGAAAAAGTGGTTGGCATATTGGTGTAGTGAAGGATTTGAATACATTGGAGAAATCAGCCAGTACGAGCACTGGGACAAGGAAATATTGTTTGATATTCTTAGAAATCAAAAACCCAAACCTAATCCCCTTGATGGCATGATCAATAATATGCGAATGCGAGCACTTTTTAACAATCAGCGTAATTATGAAATTTATGCTTTTACCAG